GTAGATAATCTATTAGAAAAACATAAAGAGGATTTACCAGAGACAGAATATAAGATTCTTAAAACAGATGCGGCTGATAAGACCGCAGAGTATTTAAGTAAACTGAATCTTAAAGAATTTATAGTTAAAGATTCTATGCCTCTTACTGGGGCTAATATGCCTTTAGTTTCTTCCCCACAATTTACTATGGCTGTTAGTGGTATATTGCGTAAGATGATGGCCACAGGGCCTGGTACTGGTGTAGTTGAAATATCAGAATTAGATGATGTTGATACTTCTAATATAAGTGCTACAGATAAATTCTTGGCGTGGGATACTTCGGTTAGTAAATTCGTTGCATCAGAAGGTGGAGCGGCCGGTGATATTACGGGTGTTATTGCTGGTATTGGTTTGTCTGGTGGTGGTGATACAGGTACCGTTACGTTAGATTTAGATGTTTCAGAATTAACTGCATTAGGAACTACAGCAGCTTTAACTGATTATGTGGTGATTCAGGATGTAACAGATAATAGTACAAAGAAAGTTTTAGTTTCTAATTTACCCGGTGATATTACGGGCGTTACAGCAGGCACAGGGTTGAATGGTGGAGGAATAGCGGGGGATGTAACAATTAATTTAGATACTGTTTCGGTTGCTTTAGGTGGTACAGGAATTACTGCGGCGGCTAAAGGTTCTGTTTTGATTGCAAATACTGCTGATACCATTAGTGCATTGTCGGGTAGTACTGATGGAGATGTACTTACTTATAGTTCCGGAACAGATACAATATCTTGGTCTGGTAGCGTAGACGGAGGCACATATTAATTATGACTGCTATTAAAATAAAAAGGTCCGAGGCCCCAGGTGCGGTTCCTAATGTCCAACAACTCCAAGTGGGTGAAGTGGCTCTTAATACGGTTGACCAAAAAATATATGTAAGAAATAGCGAAGATCAGATTGTGGTGGTGGCAACTAAAGGACAAACAGCCGACGAAGTTACGGCAAAGGCTGCCGTAATGGCGATAGCATTAGGATAAAGATATGGCAATACCAGCAACAAAAGCACAATTTGGAGATTGGTGTAAAAGAAAATTAGGGTATCCCGTTATAGACATAAACGTGGATTCGGATCAAGTAGATGATCGTGTAGATGAGGCCATCCAATATTACCAGATGTTTATGAGTGGTGGTAATCGAAGGATGTATTTAAAACATCAAATTACACAGGCCGATAAAGATAGAGGTAAAACTAATAGTTCTGAAACTATAACAGAAATTACAAATACTCCGGCCAGTACAATCCCTACGGGTGCGGCCGCTCTAGAAACTAGTATAACTTTGGCAGATGCAGCACAGTTTCCGGCAAGTGGTTCAGTAAGGCTTTCTAATGGTTTAGCTAATGCGGAGACTGTAGCATATTCTGCAAAGGTGGGTAATGTTTTAACAACAACTGCTCTTACTGAAACTCATAGTGGTAATGCTGCAGTAGCATTAAGTGTAGATCAAATATGGTATACTGGACAAAATTATTTAATAATGCCTGATGGTATAGAATCTGTATTAAGAATACTACCTTTTGATAATCGTGGTACTTTGAATATGTTTGATATCAGATATCAGTTAAGACTGAATGATCTCTACGACTTTTCAGACATTTCTGTTATATACTATCAACAGGTATTATGGCAATTAGATTTACTTGATATGATTTTGGTAGGTGAAAAGCCTATAGAATTTAATGTGAATCAAGGTAGAATCTATATTAATATGTCTTGGAGTACTGATATTTCTGTAGATGATTATATTATTTTTGAGTGTTTTCGTAAGATCAACCCAGTAGAATATACACAAGTTTATAATGATTTCTGGTTAAAGAGATATGCAACCGCACTAATAAAGAAACAATGGGGAGAGAATCTTATTAAGTTTCAAGGGGTAACTATGTTAGGTGGAGTCACTATGAATGGTGAAGTTATCTATAACGAAGCTAAAGAAGAAATTGCAACTCTAGAAGAACAGGGTAGATTGACATATGAAACTCCTGTTGATTTTGATATTGGATAAAACTAAATGACAACTAATGTATATTTTTCTAGAGGTACTCCTAATGAGCAACACCTTTACGAAGATTTAGCTATAGAAGCCATACAGATATTCGGACATGATGTGTTCTATATCCCACGGACTCTCGTAAATAAAGACGAGCTGTTTGGTGAAGATGCATTATCTAGATTTGATGATGCTTATGGTATAGAGATGTGGATGGAAACTCAAGAAGGGTACGAAGGAGAGAAAGAATTAATTTCTAGATTTGGTTTAGAGATTAGAGATGAAACAACTTTTGTTGTTTCTCGTAGGCGGTGGGATAATACTGTAAGTAGTGATGCAAACTTAATTGTATCATCTAGGCCTGATGAAGGCGATTTAATCTATATGCCTACAGTAAAGAAATTGTTTGAGATAAGTTTCGTGGATCACGATGATCCGTTTTATCAGGTAGATAATCTTCCTGTATATAAATTATATTGTCGAACCTTTGAGTACTCTAGTGAAGTACTCGACACTGGCATTTATGCAATTGATGATATTGAAACTAAGAGAAGTACTGATGCACTTAATTATGAATTCTCTCTTGAGAATCAAGTTGCATTTAATGAAAATATTGGACAAGAATGGGGTACTATATATGCACAGAATCCATTACCAACACCTTGGCCGCCGGCAGACATAGATATAATGCTAGAAGATGGCACTACGAATCCAAACACTACAGGTGATAATCTCCTTGCAGAAACAACAGAGGCAGGCCTTTCAATTCTTACAGAAGATTCAGATGCTTACTATTCATTCTTTATTATTAATGAAGATTATAGATTATCAACAATAGACACACAATCGGAGAACGAATGGTTTGAAGATAGGGCAACAGGTAAGATTGGAGATGCTGTCTTAGACTTTACAGAAAGTAACCCATTTGGTGATCCTACGGAGAGTATGTAATGTTAGGACAATATTTTTATAACGAATCATTAAGAAAAACTATCATAGCGTTTGGTAGTTTGTTTAATGATATCTTTATCACAAGACGTAATAGTGCAGGAACAGAAGTACAATCTATGAAAGTTCCTTTGGCATACGGACCAAAACAAAAGTTTATGGTACGTTTAGATGCTGATCCTAATTTGGATCAAAAGATAGCAATCACATTACCTAGAATTGGTTTTGAAATTGCGGGACTTGACTATGATCCTAGTAGAAAATTAAATAGGATTATTAAACGAAAGAAAGTTTCGCCTGATGCAGACAAAAAATTAAAGCAGATGAGTACACAGCATTCACCTGTACCTTATAATTTGAATTTTGAATTGTTTGTTATGACCAAGAATTCAGATGATGGTATTCAAATTGTCGAACAGATATTACCATTTTTTCAACCAGAATATACAGTAACTATTAAAGAAGTTCCTGAAATGGATGTGGTACGAGATGTACCTATTGTGCTAACTAGTATTGGTTATGAAGATACTTATACTGGTAGTTTTACAGAACGTCGAGCAATAATTTATACGTTTAATTTTGTTGCAAAGGCTTATGTTTATGGACCAGTTACTACAGCAAAGCCGATTACAAAGGCAGAAGTTACTGCATATGCAGACTTGCAAGCTAAGACACCGCCTAGAATTGCGAAGGTTACTTTGGAAGCTTCTAGTGCTCCAGATGCAGATGATAACTTTGGATTTAATGAAACTGTAAGTGAATGGATGGATAATTAATGATAAAGAATATTGATGAAAAAATAAGTGATGCCCTTGGATTAACACAGAATATTAAAGAAGAAATTTTAAGTCCCAAACCTCTTGTGCTGCGGCCTGACGATACTTTAGATCATGCTGATGCAGACTACAAGTATAGTCGAGAAAACTTCTACAGCCTCGTTGAGAGAGGTCAAGCGGCTATAGATGGCATACTTGAAGTTGCAAAAGAAGGTGAACACCCAAGAGCGTATGAAGTAGTGGGTCAGTTGATTAAGAACGTAGCTGAAGTGACAGAGAAGTTGGCTGACTTACACGATAAGATGAAGAAACTTAAAGAAGTTCCTGATCATGCTCCCAAGAGTGTTACTAATGCATTGTTTATTGGTTCAACAAAAGAATTACAAAACCTTTTAAAAGACAAGAGTAATGGAACAGACAAACTACAAAGGTAATCCAAATCTAAAGCCTGCAGCAGTTCCACATTCATATGATGAAAAACAAATTGCAGAGTTTATAAAGTGTCAGAAAAATCCTGCATACTTTATAGAGAACTATGTAAACATTGTCAGTATTGATGAGGGTTTAATTCCTTTTAAACTCTATGATTTTCAAAAGGAAATGATAGGGACTTTTCATAGTAATCGTTTTACTATCTGTAAACTGCCTAGACAGTCAGGCAAATCAACTACTATTATATCATATCTTATTCACTATGTCATTTTTAATGAGGCAGTGAATGTAGCTATTCTTGCTAACAAGGCCGCAACTGCGAGAGACTTGTTAGGGAGATTTCAACTTGCATACGAGCATCTACCAGAGTGGATGCAACAGGGGGTAATGAATTGGAACAAGGGTTCTTTGGAGTTAGAAAATGGTTCTAAAATTATTGCGGCGAGTACGTCCGCATCTGCGGTTCGTGGTGGTTCATATAATATTATTTTTCTTGATGAGTTTGCTTTTATTCCCTCCAATATAGCAGAACAGTTTTTTAGTTCTGTGTATCCTACGATTACTGCTGGTCAGACATCAAAGGTTATTATAGTATCTACACCACATGGTATGAATATGTTTTACAAGATGTGGATGGATGCTGTAAATGATAAGAGTGAATTTATACCAATAGAAGTACATTGGAGAGAGGTGCCTGGTAGAGATGATGCATGGAAAGAACAGACAGTAAAAAATACAAGTGAACAACAGTTTCTACAAGAGTTTGAATGTTCATTTCTTGGGTCTATTAACACTCTTATTTCACCTACGAAAATTCAAGAGATACCTTATGCAGACCCCATAGAATCTAATGCTGGTTTTGATGTACATGTAAAACCACAAAAGGATGCTATGTATTGTATATGTGTAGATGTAGCTAGGGGTGGGTCAAATGATTATTCAGCTTTTACAGTAATTGATATTTCAACAGTGCCTTATAGATTGGTGGCTAAGTATAGGAACAATGAAATTAGACCGTTTGTGTTTCCTGAAATCATTTATAATATAGCTAAGGCTTATAACGAGGCTTATATTTTAGTAGAGATAAACGATATCGGTGGTCAGATTGCTGATGCATTACACTATGATTTAGAATACGAAAATATTATAATGAGTCAGATGCGTGGTCGTTCTGGTCAGGTAATAGGTAGTGGGTTTGGTGATGGTAAAAGTGATTTGGGAATTAGAACTACTAAGGCTGTTAAGAAGGTGGGTTGTTCTAACCTTAAAACTTTAATAGAGTCTGACAAATTGATTGTAGAAGATTTTGATTTGATAGTAGAGATGTCTAATTTTATTCAAAAGGGTTCATCATATGAAGCTGATGAGGGAGCCTCAGATGATTTGATGATGTGTCTAGTGTTCTTTGCTTGGTTGGCTAACCAACCTTACTTTAAAGAATTGACTGATGAAGATGTACGACATCGCTTGTTTGAAAGTCAACAGAAAGCTATTGAACAAGATATGTCACCGTTTGGTTTTATAGATGATGGGGTAAGATATACAGAGACAGCCCCCTTTACTGATGTAGATGGAGATTATTGGGTACCTACTGATGCACCAGATTTCTTTGATGAAGAAAGATTTTAAAATTCTATACCTAAAGACAAATCATAACTAGCTTTAATAGCACAGTTCCAACATCTAATATCACATTCACCTATAAGTCTGTTAATTTCTTCTTGGACTTTATGTTTCTTGCCGTGTCTTAAATTAAGACTTCTAATCTTTCGGTGGTGTGGATAAAACATTAAAGCAACTTGCTCACTCTCCCCACAGTATTGACAACTCTTATTAATGAATCTATTAAGGAGAGAATTTCTCCTACCATTGCGTCCATCTTTTTTAGGTTCTACTAACATGATTGTGCATCTCTTTTCTATATTTATTTATAAGTAATGCACTTTGGTGTTAATTGAAGAATCAATTTTTAATAAATAAGTTATGAAGATTGAAAGAATTTATATTATATTTAATAAAGTTAATGTAAAGGGCGACTGGCCCGGGAGCATTAAAAACCTTTAGGGGAGAAATAAAATGGCTGATTTAGTTTCGCCTGGTGTACAAGTAAAAGAAAAAGATTTAACAGCTTCTATAAGAAGTGAACCCACAAGTATTGGTGCTACGGCTATCATATCTAATTGGGGTCCGATGAATGAAGTTGTCACTGTTTCAGATGAAACCGAGCTAGTTTCTATCTTTGGTAAACCCAACGGTACTAACTATTTGTATTGGTTTTCTGCTGCAAACTTTTTAGCTTACTCAAACACTTTAAAAGTTGTACAAATGGAAACATCCGGTGCCAAGAATGCTGTAGAAACTGGTACTGCGATTTTAATTCCGAATACTACATCATGGTTGACAGGTGATGGAACAAATGGACCGTATAGTGGCGGTGAAGCTACAAGTATTGGATCGTTTTGTGCTCGTTATCCGGGAACAAAAGGAAATAGTATAAGAATTGCGTCATGTTTTACTGGTCAAGCTGTGCCAGCTACATATGAAGCTAGTGCATATTATACACAGGATGTTGGAGCTGCTGGTGGTATTACTGCTGCAATGACAAAAGGTTCTACAGCACTAAC